AGATCATCGACAATACTGCTGGGCAGCAGCGCGAGTTTTCGCAGGTGTTCCGGGTTGTTGTGGTCGTAGAGGTAAAACCCTTTTGAGCTGCGCAAGCTGGCGGCAATTACCTGCAGACGCATCGCCATAAACTGGCGTGAGCGCTCCTCAGCATCGTCAATTTTCATCAGCTCAGAAGCCAGGTCGGCGAACTGCACGCGAAGATCCGCGCCCAGCTCAACCAGAGTAAATCCATTTACTGTTGTCTTTTTGCGCACTTTAAAAAGCCCGTCGCGTGGCAGAATGCCCAGCATGGCCATGATTAATGCGAGTATTTTCATGGTTACACCACGCTGCTCATTGCTGGCTTGCCGCTGATTTTCATCGCAAACGTGATGTCGATGTGCGCATCTTTGGTTGTGGGCATGCCAATTTTTGAGATTACTGCATCAAAGTCGGCTTTTTGCGAAATGGGTGATGGATATTTAAGGCGGGCTTTCAACGTCTCACCGGCCAGACCCGATGCACGCAAAGCATCCACTTTGGCTTTGTTGGCTGTGCGGGCGCGGATGGTTACGGATAACTCGCCGGCATCTTTCATGCCTGCTTCAAACGTGCGCCAGTCGTCTTCGTCTGGACCGTATTGTGTGTTTTCGCTGGTGTCGATCGTCATGTCTAAGCCAGACATTTCCATCACGCCACCAATCAGGTCGTACTTGTCGGTTTCTGTGCTGGCCTCGTCGTAGACGTAAAAGCCGGTTTTTAATCCAAGGGTCATGGTGGTTATTCCTCGTCGTAGTAAACGGTGTAGGTAATTGCCAGCGAGCCGCTGGAGGTTTCTGGATCGCGGTCATAGCTGAAGCCGTTGCGGGTAATGCCTGCAATCAGATCACCGAAGGTTGTGTCGGCGGCGATCAGCGGCTTCATGGCTTCTTCTTTTTCATCAAGGGCGCCATCAATATCGCGCATGCTGGCCGCCCAGATTTCTATCACCAGCTGGCTGTCTGCCCGGTATTCTTCGTCGAAGTCTTTTTCGGTATCCCCTGCCTGAAAATATACGGCGGCACAGGGCAGATCGTCGGGGTCCAGATCGGCTGGGCGATAATCAAACGTGCGCTCAAACACTGGAGCAATTGCGGTGCTGATGGCGCTGCGGATTTGTTTTCGGGTCGGCATTTTATTTCGGCATCCGCTTTAAAATTCGGTATTCGTATTCGTGTTTTAAAAGCCGGGCGATGTCGTGGCGCATGGCAGAGCTGGCTGTTTTAATGGCGTTTTCTTTTACGACTTTGGCAATTTCAACGGTTACGGCGCGCAGTGGGTAGCGGCCTTTGCCTTTGCGCTTAAACACCTGGGTTTTACCAATGAGTTGCGAGGCCGGATTTTTGCGGCCTTTCGTCGAGCCTTTTGGTGCACTGGTGGCGGTGGCGATAAATGCGTCAGGCTGCAGATATGCCCCTGCTTGCACGCCGCCGGGAACCTCGCGGGCGTTGAGTTTTATCATCGGTATGCCGCGGGTATTTACTTTAATTCCGGCCACCAGCTTTTTACTGCTGGCGCGGTTAATTCGCACGCGCTGGCGAATCAGTTTTTGCTTAATCGACAGTTTGCTGGCTGTTGCGCGCACAGTGCCGGTGCTGACTTTTGCCGCGCTTTTATTCAGTGCTGCGGCTTGGGCACGCCCTACTTCTATGCCCTTCATGTGTCGCAGCTTGGCTTCCAGCCTGCCCAACTCGTAATTCAGATATTGTTCATCGACCGATAATTTTGGCATTGCTAACCCCGCTCTATTTCTGCGAAATAAACACGGTATGCCGTCATGCTTTCTGCCGGTTTTGCGATAACCATTCGCACGGTTTCGCCGGATTCCAGCGTGATATCCAGCTTGTCATCACGCCGCATTTTATGGGCGCGTTTCAGGGTTATGCGGTAACCGTCGGCCATCATGCTGCCGCCTGCTTCATCGAGCATTTGCGATTTCAGGCAGGTTGCTTGCACCGGGCTTGTGTCCGGATGCAGAACGCACGGAAGCCCCCGCAGTGCCATTAATGTATCGATTGCCATTTCTGCGAGGGTATCCGTCATGCGTCAGACTCAGCAGTTCGGGATCAAGCGAACTTTAGCTTCAGCGGTGCTGGCTGCTGTCGCTTCGACGACGTAGCCGCACTTCACGTTGCCGGACGCCGTGCTGGTTACCGTGCCGTCGGCCTTTGCGTACACAGTAGCGCCGAGTTCCAGATTGTCTGCCGGTACTTTTGGCAGGTTGTAAACGCTTCCGGTATCAATGCTGATGGTGTCGCCAGCTGCACCGGATGACTGGGCAACGCCTACAATTTTACCGTATACAAGCAGGTCGCCTGATTCTGCGTCCGCTGTCAGTGTGATGGCCAGAAACTGGCCGTCCTGAATTTTGTTCAGTGCCATGGTGGTTCTCCGTTGGCTTAATTTGTAAGTGGTATTAAAAAGCCGCTGGTTTTACGCAGCGGCTTTTTGGGTTAAGCGGTTAGGTTTTCTGACGATTATGCGCCAGCGTTTTTGTGCAGGCCGCGGAAGTCGGCAGCGGCGGCGGCAAAGTCGTGGCGCACTTTCAGGATCATGGCGTCAGACTTAAAGTCGATCATGCTGTCGATGTACGCGCCCTCCTGGCCGTCGAGGTAGCCGTACACGATGGTATCGATCAGCATCGGGTCAGCGGCGGCGAACCAGCCGGTAACGCCCAGGTTATCCAGCTCGGCTTCTACAACCAGGTTCATGGAGTTGATGAACGGGTTAACATCGCCGGATTTAGCAGCGGTGATGGCTGCCAGCACCTGTTGCGCTTCCAGCTCACGTTTAGCTGGTACGATCAGGAACTTAGGCGCCAGGTTCATGGCATCGCCAGTTTCGCCCTTCGGTGCAAAGGTGGTCTGCAGGCGCATCATTTCGCGGGCCTTGGCCAGCGTGTCCACGCTGATGGCGCCCGCAGCACCGATGTTTTTATGGTCGCCATGGAACAGGTTTTTACCGGTTTCAGCCAGCGCCTGGCTTTTAGCCAGAATGCTGTAAATGGCCTTAACTTCCGCACGGGCAGCAGCGGAACCCAGTATCTGAGGTACGCGGCTCAGGGCATCCATGTCGTCGTTGATCAGGGTTTCACGGCTGATGGCGATCAGGCGGCCTTTGGTGGCGAGCTTGATTTTCTCCGCACTGTCTGCCAGTGCGCCGAATTCGTACTCACCGTTTTCCAGCTTGTCTTTCAGCTCCGGCGAGCTGGACAGCTTGGAGAGCTGCTTTTCTTTGAAGTTGGTCAGGTTGGTACGGCGACAGAAGCCGGTGAAAGTGCGTTGAACAGCGGTAAAACCGGCGGCCAGTTCATTACTTGCAACGTCGGCCAGAATGTTCGGCAGATCACTGGTGCTGATAGCCATTTGCGCAATCTGGTCGTGAGACAGGCCGTTGGTAGATACGCCGCCGTATTGCAGGGCCATACGCGACATTTCAATTAGGGTCATGCCTGCAAAGTCATTTGCTACACGGTCACCGGTGCCAGCGCGGGCACGCATGGCAGCGGCCATATCGGTACGCAGTTGCGCGTTGCCGCCATTGGACACGCGCACGCGGCCTGATGGCACAGTGCCTTTGTCGCGCTCGGCCACGGCGGCCAGCGCTTCGGCGCGGGCGGTGGCGATATCGGTGCCGTTGTCGATCCAGTCGTTCAGTGCGCTGTCGGTCAATTTTGCTTGTGCAGCAATGCCGCGCAGCTCTTTTACGCGAACGCGCTCGGCGGAGATTGCTGCCTGAGCGTCTGCACCTGGCACGGGCGTCGCTGGCGCTGCCGGGGCGGCTGGGTCTTGTGGTGCTGGATTCGGTGCACCTGCCGGGGCTTGCATTTTCATGGGGTCTTCCTCGTCGGAGTTGTCTGCTGCAGGTGCAGCATCGGGTGGTAAATCAGATTCTGTGTTTGGCTCTGGCACCGGTTCCGTAACCTCTGGCAGCTGCATCAGAGCAGCGGCTCCGGCCGGCATTGTGGTTGCGTCGAAGTCGTGGTGAGCCACGGCGGTTACTTCGCCGATGATTTCTGTAGCCATGCCGTTTGCCAGACAGTCGGCGGCGGTGAGCCAGGCTTCTGCTTTCATCAGCGCTTTCCATTCGTCGGCACTGAGGTTTGTGCGGCTTGCGTAAATGTCGGCCACTTCACTGGTCCACATTTCCAGATCGTCAGCTGCTTTTCGCAGGTCGTCGGCGTTGCCTTCGACGTAATCCCATGCCTGATGTACAAATTGATAGGAATTTTTTGGCATACGGCGCACGTCACCCGCCAGTGCGACTACGGTGGCGATGCTGGCGGCAATGCCATCGATTGTTACTTCAACCGGCTTGCCGCAGTTGCGCAGTGCGTTGTAAATGGCCAGACCCTCTACAACAGAACCGCCATTGCTATGAATACGCACCTTTACCGCGGGGCCGCTTACCAGTGTTAATTGCTGGATAACGCTGGCGGCGTCGAGTTCGTCCCACCAGTCGCCAATGATTCCGTAAATCATCAGGGTGCCGTCGGCAGCGATGTAGTTTTTCGCGGTAGTGCCGCGCACGGGTGCTTCCATACGGGCGTTACTGGTATCGGTAAAGGCCATGGCGACAGCCCGCGAAAGGTAGGTTTTATTCATCGGTCATTCCTGTTTTGTTTGCGGCTTCGCCTTGGGTGGTTGCCTCTGGATTAATGTTGCCCGCGCCGGAAACTTTGCGCGGATCGGTATCGAGGGTAATGCCGAATTGATCGAGCCATGTGTTCCACTCGCTGATTTGCAGCAGTTGCTGTTCTGGGTTTTCGCCGAGCTCGGCCAGCGCATCCTGCATGGACTTCAGGCCGGCACGGATCAGCGCAATCATCGGCGGCACTTCGCGCGTCGGGTCGAACATTTCACGCGGCGGTTCAATCCATTTGCAGCGCATGGCATCCAGCGGGTTGCCGGCCAGCGCCTGCACTTCGG